GATGGACAGAACTAGTGAAAGCTGGCAAAGACGCGGGATCTCCTTATACCCGGACGTTAAATCCGTCTGATTATGATGGGACTCCTATTAGTTGGGAATGGACGCGCTGGAAAGATGGCTCCAAGTCATCTTACTGGACATATCTCCTCAGTGGAGATTATCCATTACAACGCACACTGGGACGGTTGATGAACTTCGCCGTTCCAGACGTCGATGACTTGAAAAGCAGGGCTAAAATTGCCTTTCTCGGTCAAATCCGAGATGCTACTCAAGATTTTCAGACTTTCCCGTTCTTAGGAGAGCTGAAAGAGACGATAGGGATGATCCGCAACCCCTTGAGGGGGCTTACGAGGAACTCTGCTCAGTACCAGGCGAGGGTCTTGAGGCGCTTACCCCGGTTGAAAAAAGCTGGGGCCGTCGCTGACTTTCTCTCTGATCAGTACTTGCAGTGGACTTACGGAGTCTCACCTTTGATTAACGATATCAAGGGTATTCAAGAGGCTGTAGCTAACATATTATCGAAGTCTGATAAACAGTTAGCTGACATACCTGTGAGAGTGACCTTGATGGATCGCATCTATGGGAGTGAACCGTATTATAGGTTTACCTCCACAACGATGAGTTACATTCAGACTCACCACCTCATTGGACAAGCATCAGTTCGGATCCAAGGAATGATTCGTCAGGATTTGGATTCTCCTCTTAGGCATGTAAGGGCTAAGCTCGGCATAGAACTATCCGAGTTCGTACCTACTGTTTGGGAGCTGATGCCGTACTCCTTTTTGATCGACTACGTTACTAATGTAGGCGACCTACTAGGAGCGGCTGTCACTGCCACACGTGCGTTGCGATGGTACTGGCGTTCCACTAGGGTTACAAGGACAAGACTGCATATGTTTGTCCCTATGCCCACAACTGGATACGCCCGTAGCTGGCCAATGTTGCCTGCGGTAGCCTGGTATTCCAAGCTGGACTTTAATCGTGACAAGCCCGGATTAACGGTCTCGTTCAGAGACTTCCGTTTCAAGGACCCTACTGCCAAGCAAGAAGCGAACGCCGCTGTTCTAGCGTTCACGAAGCTTCGGCAGAAGAACAAGTCCTTCTACTTCCGATAGGTTTACATGCTATGTCTTTAGCAATTAGTTCTCCGGTTACCGGAGCCACCATTACTGGGCTCACTAGCCCGACTTACACGTTAACCGCGGATACCCCTCCTAATGCTTACAGCAAACAATACGCTGTAACTGCGCTCGGTGGGACGCAGACGGATGTATCGTCTCATTCTGCGAGTTCCCCTTTCCTCATTATGCTGCAACGGCCCCAGGTTTTCAAGGGGCCTGCACTGGTGAACCCAGTGACCGGGCAGCTGATGTCTACACCACGGAATACGTGGAAACTGATCGTCCTCAAGGGTGCAACCCCATTGGCCGGACAGAATCCAGTAAATATCGTATTCCGAGCCGAGTTTGTTATCCCGGCTGGTGTCGATGTTAACGACCCTAATGAATTGAAGGCTATGCTTTCGTTCATCGGGGGCGTCTTTTGGGCTGAGGGGAACGACTTAGCGGCATGTTTCAACACAGGAATCCTGTAATGATCGTGCCACGCGTGTTCACTACTACCTTTATGAGGTGTGTGAAATGGATCATCGTGCTTTTAGCACTGCTCTTTTTAAGCAGCTTGTTATCGACTGTGATTTTGGTCACATCGACTCTGCAAAACGATTCCATTCGCCAGTTGTACTGGACGTGGAATCCAACGTCGACCCTGGACACTATGCCAGAGTGGCCCTTATCAACGGAATCTTCAAAAAATCTGAAGAGGAAGTAGATGAGGACGCAGAGCAGCTCACCTTCTTGAAATTCCTTGACGCTAACTATGCGTGTAAGGAATGGAAGCTTGATGATTTCCATGGGCCGGCGGTTTCGTACGCGATAGATTACGCGCGGAAACTGCTTGCCGACTGGTTCGAGCCAGAGTGTGGTACAGAACTGGCCGTCACCATGGGGTCAATCGAGTCAAGGGCCCGGTTTGGACCCGGGCGTAGTGTGGGATTAGGGAATAAGCCGACCCAGTATTACTTTAAGGTTGGCGATGCCCCCCATACTGCGAGCTCCGACTTCATACGTTCCTGGTATGAACTGTCCTGCCAGCATAATCCATTGTGCCAAGCTGCCGAAATGGCTAGAGTAGCACGATGTGGCAGGGCTGAGATAACCGCTGCCGGACATATGTCGTTTGTCCCAAAATCGTATCTGAGCCGACGGATCGTCGTCACAGAGCCTAGCATCAATACCTATTTTCAGCTAGGGTTGGGATCGGTGATGGAGTCCGTGTTAGAACAACACACGGGCATCAGTTTATCTACTCAGCCTACCCTTAATCGGGATCTGGCCAAGGTGGGTAGCATCGATGGCTCATACTCGACTATGGATTTAACGCAGTGTAGCGACTACATAGCGTTAGACCTAGTTAAGTATATGTTCCCAAAGAGTGTAAACAACTGGGTTCGAATCCTTCGGACACCAAATGTTATAACACCGATCGGTGAACGAGAGCTGCATATGGCCTCGACTATGGGGAACGGTTTTACTTTTCCCCTACAGACTGCTCTTCTCTCTGCCGTTGTGTTGGGTGTTTACCATACACTCGACATTCGTGCTATAAGGCCCCGCTTGGGGTTGAATGGCAACTTCGGCGTTTTTGGCGACGACATCGTTGTCAAAACGGAGGCCTTTGACCTTCTGGCAAGAACCTTGTCAGCTCTCGGTTTAAAGGTCAACCTTGAAAAGAGCTTCTGTGACGGTTCATTCAGAGAATCTTGTGGCGCCGATTTTTACAAGGGCGTCAATGTCCGAGGAGTGTATATCCATAGATACTCCACGGATCAAGATCTGTTCTCTATATTTAACCGCCTAGCCATCTGGGCATCCAAACATATGGTGAATTTGGATGCGTCACTCTCGCTCATCATGAGCTATATGAATCCGGACAGCGTCCGAATCATACCTCCTGATGAGTCAATCGAGGGTGGGATTATTACACCCTTCCCCTTGAGTGATTCCAACAGTTTCGGCTGTTGGCCCTATGAGGTGTGGTGCCCTAAAATCCATCCTTTCCAGCTTAAAAACTGGGAGTTGTGGTCGTCAGGTATCGCATCTAAGAACGAGCAGAAACAACGCTCCTTCAAGAAGTGGCTAGGGGTGCTTATGGACACCTACGACGGCTCTATTAACGAGCCGGCGGTCCTAAAGGCACTGCTATATGGAGGCGTGCGACGAGAGAAGATTGTTACTCGGGAGGAGATAACATCTTACTATCTCGGAAGACGGGAAACCCCACGGTGGGGTTACACCGCCAACCCGCTCATGTCAGAAATGACTGAGACCCAACGTGTTTTCTGGATGAAAACCCTGTCAGTTGTCATGGTTGATACTGACTTGACTTAACAGGTACG